GGATATCACTCGGGCGCGCAACATCTGGCGCGGGTATTGCTTCCATGTGCCCTTGCCGGTCAACTCTGCCGCCTTGGCCCTGGCAATCGTCCATTCGACTTCGATCTTCCCGCCGCTCGGGTGCGAAAAGATGCCGGCTACCTTTTCGTCCGTGTAGCTCGTCCATTCCACTTTCCCGCCCGCAGCCTGGAAACGGGCCAGCATCGCATCTGCCTTGAGCGCCGGGCGACCCTGAATGACGTGGTAGTCGCGCGCGGCGATGGCCGGATGCAGCCCCTCGGCCTGCGCGATCAGCATCAGGGAGAGCGCCTGTTCAGGCGTCTTGATGCCGAACATCCCGCTCTTGCAGATGGCGCTCGCCATGTTTTGTAGATCGTTGAACGGAACCATGCCGGTGCTCATTGAACGTGCCTCCACTTGGTTTTGCGGCGAATGCCGCAGATAGTTACCTTGCTAACCCCAAACCGACTCGCCAATACAGACGCCGCTTCCTTGCTGTTGCGAATTTCTCTGACATGCTCGTCAGTCAAAACCGCCCGTCCGTTGTTCTCTCCGCGCAAATCACCACCACGATTCTTTGCTGCGCGGTCTGCCATATTCTCGGCATGTGTTCCGAGGAACAGATGTGAAGGGTTGATGCAGGACGGCTGGTCGCATGTGTGCAGTACATGCAGGTTTCCTGGCCGATCTCCGCTAGCTATCTGATACATGGCTCGGTGCGTCTTTGTTTTGCGCCCACCGATGCTGATTAACCCGTATCCAGAGCCGTCTTTAGTCCCACACCAAAGCCAGCAACCGTCAGCCGACGGCTCTGTTTTGGATGTCAGTCTGACCAACAGCTCTGATTTATTAATTACCATGGGTGATCTTGTATATCACCAACAGTAAACTGTCAATAGGCAACGTGAGAAAAAGTTACTGATGGTTATATCACTGGACAAAAAAATCCCCCGGTAGGACGGGGGATCGCGTGGGTATTATCTTGGCGTTACGCGGCTAAATCGTTCTCACCGCACAGAGGGCACAGCGCTAACCCCTTGGGCACGATGTTGTGGCATGACGCGCACTCGACGCCACGATCTGTTAGCAGCAGTATCGCTTGCTCTCTCTCTCTCTCTCTCTCTCTCTCTCTGGTGGTGGGCTGAATCATTGCTGCACATATCCTTCATGTCTCGGTTAAACAGGACGATAAACAGTGTGATGCGTCAGACTGATATGCAAAACTTATACCAGCGAAACGATAGTGGACGCCGGATCGAGGATCAAGAGCAGGCTGACCTGCGGCGAAAATTATCTGAGCAGGCGGATTACAGATTCGGCCATGGCCGCATCAACGTGGCCATCCTTTGTCGCCATTTCATATAGCACCATCACCAGACGCGCTCGCTGTGCAGATGTCATCGTGATGCCATGAGTGCGTTGGTCGGCAAACTCCATGACTTCTGCTAGGAGGGCCTCGTTGATGTCGCTTGTTGGTTTGCGATCTATGTCCATGTCGCCCCTCCCTGTTAGGAGCCAATCGGAGTTGATCTTCAAATGCAGCGCGAGATCGGCGATCTTGTCGAGGTCGGGGTAAGACTCACCCTCCAACCACTTGCGAGCGGCGCCCTGTGATACCCCCATTTTTTTAGCAAGCTCTATTTGGCGCCCCTTGTTTTTCGGAACCCACGCTCGCGCATCGAGCGCCGTATTGAGCCTCGTGGCAAACTCATTCCGCCGCAAATCCACATTTGGTTTGTGACCCTTTGGCATGTCGATGTCTTTCACTCTCGGTTGTTTTTCGTCTGGCCCGGAGTGTAAATGCAACACGCCATCACGATCAGTTTTATTGTTACTAACCATAGGTTCTACCTTAATAAAATTATGGTATTGACAGTTATAACCGCTAGTACTATCATCGCTTCCTAAGTAAGCGCGCGGACACACTCTCTCACACGTAGCTTACCCGCTTACGTGGAGGCTTTCCACGGAATCGCACGGGATTCAGCGGGATTTATGACAAATAACGAAGCCACGATCCTTCGTCGAATCGCTGTTGTCCACCAGGACAGCATCGCCAAGCAAACCGGACTCTCTACCTCACAGATCAATCGCATCGTCGCCGGAGAAAACGGCATCAAGCTCACCCACCTAGACAAGTTTCTATCGGCCATCGGCATGTCCATTGTCGAAGCCAACAGCAACACCGTCAGCGTCGAGAAAAAAGAGTGGGAGGCGATACGCATCCTCGCCGCCAAATACCTAGAACAACAAACGGCCGGCGAGGACGGCAATGGATAACGACGGGTACGGAAAAATATTCAAGCAGATTTATGCCAGCACGCTACGCGCAGACTGGAAGGCGCTCGTTACATTCGAGCAATTCATCGTGTTGTGCGATCCGCGCGGCGTGCTCGACATGCCGCCGGAAGCAATCTCGGCGTTTACTGGCATACCCCTCGATATCATCTCTCATGGGATCAAGGTTCTTGAGGAACACGATCCGCGCTCGCGTTCGCCGCAGGAGAATGGTCGGCGGATTGTGCGCCTGGACCAGCATAGGGATTGGGGATGGCAAATCGTCAATCACAAATTCTATCGCGATCTTGCCTCGAAGGACGAGAAGCGGGAAGCCGACCGTAAACGCATAGCGGATAAACGCGCGTCGTCAGAAAAATCAAGCGAAAACAAGGATGTCGCTGATTGTCGCGGCGAGTCGCAAGATGTCGCGAGCTGTCGCGGCGAGTCGCCAATGTCGCCTACGCAGACGCAGACGCAGACGCAGACGCAGACGCAAGAAAATATATCTTCCCTTCGGGAAGAAGGCGACAGCAAGCTGCCGCCCTGTCCGCACGAAAAAATTATTTCGCTCTACCACGAGCTGCTGCCAGAGCTTCCACGGGTACGCGAGTGGAACAAGACCCGACGTGGTTACCTGCAAGCCCGCTGGAAAGAACATCCTGGCATCGACTACTGGACAAAGCTGTTCAAGTACGTCTCAAGGTCCGACTTCCTCATGGGCCGCGTCAACGGCCGCGATGGAAAGCCGCCTTTTATTGCTTCGCTTGCCTGGATCGTCAAGCCCAATAACTTCGCCAAGATCGTAGAGGGAAACTACAACCGAGGAGCGAAGCAGTGAGCCAGCACAACCTCGGTGCCGAACAGTCTGTCCTTGGCGGCGTCATGCTCGACGCGACCGCCTTTGATCGCGTGGCCGGTGCTCTCACCGAGGACGACTTCACGCGCCGCGAGCACAAGCTGATCTGGAATGCGATGGAACAGCTCGCGTCGCAAGGCCAGCCGCTTGATCTCATCACGCTCGACGGATGGCTGACAAAGCAGGGCGCGTCTGAGCTGGCCGGCGGCATCGCGTACCTCGGGTTACTCGCCAACAACACGCCGAGCGCCGCGAACATCGAAGCCTACGCGCGCATGGTGCGCGACGCTTCCGTCGAGCGCCAGCTTATGTCGGCGTCCACTGCAATAGCCGAGATTGTGAAGGGCGACGGCGAGACGCGCGAGAAGCTGGATCGGGCGCAGACCGCGATCATGGCCATCGCCGACAACTCCGCATCGGGTCCGCTGACGGCGGCGCAAATCATGCCTGCCGTTATCGACGAGATCGACCGCCGATTCCAGTCGGGCGATGCGATGTTGGGGTTGGCCTCCGGCTACGACGACCTCGATGCGCTGACCAGGGGTTGGCAACCGGGAGACATGATCCTTATCGCCGGTCGCCCGAGCAGCGGCAAGAGTACGCTGGCGATGAACATCGCCGAGCACGTCGCCCTCAAGCTCCAGCAAGCCGCGCTTGTGTTTTCGCTCGAAATGAGCAAGGAGTCGCTGATGCTGCGCTCGATAGCGAGCACGGCGCGGCTCGAACATGACGCGGTACGCAGCGGCAAGCTCAACGACGAGGACTGGCCGCGTATGACCGTTGCGGTTAAGGCGCTCGCCGAGTCGAAGCTGTTGATCGACGAGACGCCGGCCTTGTCGGTATTGGAGATTCGCTCGCGCGCGCGCAAGGTGAAGCGCGAGCATGGATTGAGCCTCATCGTCGTTGACTACCTACAGCTCATGCGCGGCAGCGGCGAGAACCGCAATCTTGAGCTGACGCATATCAGCGCCGGCCTCAAGGCGATAGCGAAAGAGCTGAGTGTCCCGGTGATCGCGTTGTCGCAGCTCAACCGTGGTGTTGAGCAGCGCCAGGACAAGCGCCCGGTGATGTCCGACCTGAGAGAGAGCGGGGCGCTGGAACAGGACGCCGATGTCATCGCGTTCGTCTACCGCGACGAGATGTACAACGAGAACAGCCCGGCCAAGGGCACGGCCGAGATCATCATTCGCAAGCAACGCAACGGCGCACCCGGCACGGTGCGACTGGCCTTCCTCGGTCGTCTGTGTCGGTTCGATAGCTACGTCGGAGCGCCCATCGAACAACAAGCACCAACTCGCCGCTACCAAGGCGGCTTTGACCCTGAGGATGTCTGATGCAAACGCAAGAGCGTCCCGACTTCGACGGCGCGGTGTACGAGCGCGCGAAGGACTTGGATCGGTTGACATTGCAGCACGAGCGTGTGCGCGATGTGTTGCTCGACGGCAAGTGGCGCACGCTGCCAGAGATGCGCGCCGAGATTCAGCGGCGTTACGGGCGCAACGATCCCGAGGCGTCTATTAGCGCGCAGCTTCGGCATCTCCGCAAGGAGCGATTCGGCGCGTACACCATCGAGAAGCGCGCTCGCGGCCATCGCGAGAACGGGTTGTTCGAGTATCGAATTGTTGTCTGACCAGAGAAGTTGGAGAGCGATCATGAATGACAAATGGTTTACGTTGCCGGTAGCGCGGCTACTGCCGGATTCAAAGACCCCACGGCGTGCGACAAAGTATGCCGCTGGCTTTGACTTGCACGCAGCCATCGGCTGCACGCTCGAACCGTTCCAGCGCGGATTGATCCCGACCGGGGTTGGTATGGCAATTCCCGAAGGAATGGTCGGACTTGTGTGCCCGCGATCCGGCCTCGCCCACAAGCACGGCATCACGGTACTGAACGCGCCAGGAATCATCGACCCGGACTACAGGGGTGACGTTGGCGTGCTGCTGATTAATTTCGGCGCGGAGCCGTTCGAGATCAAGCAGGGTGATCGTATAGCACAACTCGTTGTCGTCCCGCACGCGGGACTGTCAATCGTGCACCTTGCTTATCTCGACGATACCGCTCGCGGCGCGGGTGGCTTTGGATCGACCGGCGTATGACCGAGAAGATCATGCTGTGGTCGGTGCGTAATCTGCTTCTGCTGCTCAGCGTGGTGGCGCTGATGACCGCGTGCGGCAGCGAGAGCACACCATCGGAAGCGTGGAGCGAGGCGACACAAGCGCCGGCTGAGGAGCCAATGTTTTCCATCCAGCCGGTGCCGACTCCGCAACCTGTCTATCCGCAGCCGGCAGCCGATTGCGTGACAGCGATGCTCGATCTGGCCGGCACGCCGCGCGCGTGTTCTCCAACGATGGGCGCGCTTGAGGTCGCGCAATGATCTTTATCGTTGTGTTCGTTGTGTGTCTGGTCGTGCTCGTTGCATTCGATGGAGGCTGCGGCCGGTGAACGTACACGAACGCATGGCCGCGCTGCAAAGCAAGGCGACCAAGCAAGCGGACGCGCAGCGTTCGGAGCGCGCCGAGGCAGCGCGCCGCAACCGCGAGAAGTACCCCGAGTTCGCGGCGTTCGTGGATCGCGTTCGGTCGGTCTCGCCGACCGCGAAGGTGGCGCATCTTGCTCCATCCCGCGTGCCGTCCGCGCTCGGCGATGTGGTTATGTGCAGAGATTGTATCCGCTACGTGGTGACAAATCCGAAGCGGTCGATGACAGACAAGCGGTGCCTGTTGGACCCGGAGTTCAAACCCAATCCGGGAATCCCGCGCCGTTGCGATGATTACACGGCGCGCGAGAAACCGCATCCGGCTTCGGGCGGCTCGCGCGGAGTTGAGCGGCGTATCCCACAGGGGAACGCTGCGACCAATAAAGCCGGAAGGACTGATAGCAAGCTGAATAACCACGGGGCGAGCCGTGACAGCAAGCGATCAGCGCCCGGCGCACCCGACCATGCCCGTACAGCCGATCTTTTCTCCGGCCCTACGGCTCCTCATGGTCGCTAGGCCGGGCAACAACATTTTTCAACAACGGGAGGACATGACAGTGGCAGCGGTGCAGAAAATTAAGCCCAGGGTTGTGCAGGACGAAGCTCAACCAATCGAACGGGATATCTTGGCGCAAGCCATCGTGGACATCAGCGCGTCGACGAAGGCGCTAACAGCGTCGGGCCTCAACCAGCGCGCGATGATCGTCTTGCTGCATGACCACACCGGCATACCGAAGCGGGACATTGCCCTGGTTCTCGATGGCCTCGGCGAGCTACGCAAGGCGTACACGACGAGATAATCATGAGCAGCTTCACATGCCCGGAGTGCGATACACGAATCATCGAAACGGAGCGCGGGTATGTGACGGAGTGCGAGCACTTCCCGAGTAGCGAGATGAACGCGCCG